TTTCTTAATTTTTGTTTTTTTCTTTCAGTAGCACCATTCGCCCATTCCTGTTGCAAAGCATTATATTCTGCAACTTCCTCGTCAGTTAATTTAATTCTATCTGCACCAACTTTTTTATAAAGATCTACCATACCTAATTTTATTCCATTTTAATCCCAAAAACTCTCATTGTGCCACTAGCTATATTTCCACTTGTAAAATTTAATTGAACACCTGACATGGCAGTAGTATACCATTCACTTCCATTAGATGATAAGTAAAAATTTGTATGATAATCATCTACTGATTTATAACACGCAAATATTACTTGAGATGCTGCTGCAAGTCCACTTGTTCTTGTGTTATACACTCTAATTAAACCTGTGTAACCTTCATCACTTTCACTTCCTACGCTAAATTCATCTTGCCCTGAAATAGCCCAACCCGAAGTAGTAGGGGCCGCGGATCTACCATCAGTTTGAGCACTATCAGTGCTACGAGTTCCTGATGTGGCACCATAATAATGATAATTAGAGGATATTACAGAACTATCAGATGCTTTTATTAATTTCATTCGCAAATTTACATCATCTGTAGCGGGAATAAATTTTCTTACATAAATATCATACGTATCATACGTGTCCGAAAACAAAGAACCTGTGCTTAAAGTAGCATCATCACTTGCAGTAAATTCTCCTAAAAAATTAGAGAAAAAAGGTGTAGTAGAAGCAATTAATTTTCCTGTTCCATTAGGTGTAATGTTAAGATTACCATTACTATCCGTTGTACTTATTGTATTTGAATCAATAGTAATATTATCAGCTATTAAAGATCCACCAGTTACAGAACCAGACGTAGACGCATTTCCACTATTGTCTAGTGCAAAAGCTTTAGATGCAGGTAAAGTGCAAAATACGTGTTTTGTACCTGCTGAAAAATTAACTGCACTATCACTATTAGAACTTGAAATTACAGATGTTCTAGCCAGTGTATCAGGAGATGCGTCTGTAACAGTTCCTAAACCAATTTCAAACTCTGCTTCACTTTGATGCGCTATACAATAATAAGTCGTGTTAGAATTACCAATTGCTGCAACAAAGGTTTCAAACCCGCTTACCGCACCACCTAAATTTATTGTTCCAGTGCCCGTGCTTGTTGAAGTTTCTTTTACACGGTCATTTATAACATGAGCCACTAAGCAATCCTTATGATAGCGTTACTTGCATCTGCTGTTGGAAACACAACTTGAAAATCACCTGAACTTGATGATTTGTCAGAACCAAAATCTAAAACAAGCACTGAAGCATCATTACTCGCATCATCGTTAAAAATCACGGCACCCCTAGCTGTTATAGTAGAGGAACTAAAAGTTGTATCTGCAAAATCAGTAAAAGCTGTTGTTCCACTTGAACTTGGATCTACTCTTGTCAAAGTTGCACCCTTTGCTGTATAACCTGTACCACTGACCTCGTTATTAGTTGCATAATTTGCAACAGAAGCATCCATTGTACTACCACTTCCTCCCATATCCGAGGGAACAGCACTATTGGTATAAAGAGCAAGTTTAAAAGCACTTCCTCCAGAATTTTTAAAATTATGTCCTGCTTCTAAAAGTTCTTTTTTAAAAGAAGTACACATTGCGTTTCCACTAAAAGCCATTTTATAATCTCCTTATTAATTCAGCTAGTTCCGGATGACCTGCATCCTTTATTGCATTATAAATTGTTGTTCTATCACTATTAATAGCTTCTTTCATATATGATGCAATTACTTTTTCCATATTTTTTGCATAGGCAATTGCTTGATCTCTTAAAACAGGATCAACATTATTAGATATGGAAATTAATCTTTTAACACATTGCTCTGAAACTTCTTCAGGTGTAAACCCCCTGTTATTTGTTGTTCTTACCTCAACAACAGGTCTATCTTTTGGTAAATCCATTTTTAAAGTAAACATTATTGTTTCTGCCTAATTATTTTACCCGTTCTATATTCATCTGTAACTTCTTTTGCTTCACCTAATAATTTAATACCCATTAAGGACTCTTGAAATTTTTGATTGTACATAGCCATTACATCTTGTTCGCCTTTCATAAAAGTATAAGCTTCTACCAAAGCACCATATAACAATGCTATTTCAGCATTTTTACTAAGCCACGTGGTTTCATCATCTGCACCACTTGTTAAACTTGCAGGTCTGTAAAAATAATGTAATTCTCCTGTATAACTTGCGTCTGGAGTAGGTGCTATTAAAAAATTGCTAACATCATAAATAGCATAATATTTTGGTAATCCTGTGCTTGTAGATCTTGGATTAAAAGTTTGCAAAAAACTTGGATCTTTAAAGTCAACAAAAACTTTTTCAGGGCTTGAATCTGAAGTAAGAGCAAAACTTAAAGAAAAAGGTGCTAAAAAATCAGATGGGCAAGCAAAATACTGACTATTAGCAGAAATAGTGGCCGTTGCATTTTTTCTAAATAAACTTAATTGAACACTTTTTAAAATTCTTTCTTCTGCAAGTCGAATAAAAACAGGTAAATTAGTTACAAAAGTAGTTTCTGTGTTTTCCGTATAATCTTGAACAGCGTTTTTTAATTGTAAATATGTAAAACTCATGGTGTGTTTGCTTGGCCTCCCATGCCACTATGATTTGAACAATAGTAATATAAGGTAGGAGCTCCACCTGCAACCGTTATTTGTGTAGTATAAGCACTGTCGTCTTTAACTACGCCCGTTGTATATTCACTTCCACTATTATGAGTGCCATCCGAAGTGGTAGAAAATCTTAATGGATGAGAAGTAGCCGCTGACCAATCAAAAAGATATATACTTCCCTCTGATAAACTTAAAGTGGGTTGTCGTGCTCCATCAATATAATAGACATTTGAACCTAAATAACTATCCACCGTAACGACATATCTTGTAACATTTGAACTTACTGTTGCAGAACCTATAGCAGAAGTGGAGGATACTCCTGAGGGATAAACCGTTAGGTTTCCTGAACTTGAATCAAGACTTATTGTTACAGAACCAACTTGACCTAAAGCTTCGGTTCTACTAATGGGAAAATAATCTTGGCTAGGACTACCTACAGGATTCCACCCCCAATTTACATTTCTTTCGGCTTCTAAATTAACCTCTGGTCTAGCATCTCGTAACGCTTGTGCATCAAAAACTTTTCTTCGGGGAAAAAGTTGAGGATGCTTCGATTCAAACTCGTCTGGTCCAACAATAGCTCCGTTCCATTCTTTTCTTAAATCTTTATAACGATAGCGAAAACCAGATCTATCCGAAATTCCATAAGCTCTCTTTCCACTAGCATATTTACTCATTAGGTGGTCCTAAAATATTGATACTGTGGCACCACGTTGAACGAAGCTCTATCCCTATCTTCTGTCATTGCTCTTTGAAATTCTTCCTCGTAGGCTGCCTTTAAAAGTTGTACTCGTTCAGGAGCTCTTTTCATGGATATATAATAAGATAATCCCGCCGCTAAACACGGATAAAACCTAAAAGGTATATCCATCGTATTTGTCTGAGTATCCGCATCATCAATTCTTGTTAAGGCATCATAATAAAGGACATCTGTACTATTTTCAGGTATAGGCCATATCTTTAAATTAGGGGTTATTTGCCTATCTAAAAAAAATTGGTTTGCTCGACCTTCCGTAGTTTTATTAGGTATAGACAAAAACGTATCTCTACTAATTCTTTCTAATGCAAAGTCAGTAGAACTTCTTCTCACCACAACAGATAATATATCAATAACATCTGTACCTAAATCATACTCCCCATCCGATTGCACTAAAGAAACGGTACGTTGTGCAATAGTCCATTGATTTAAACCCCTATTAGCCCATTCAGCTAACATCAAATTAAGAGAACGCTTTGCAGTCTTGAGATCATATCCAGTACGAACCTCAAGACCACAACGCTCAAAAGCTTCCTCAATGTATTCTACTACATCTAATTCAAAATTGGTGCTACTTGAAACTGCCATTATCTTTTCTTAGCCATTCCTCCGCCACGCATTTTCTTGACCATGCCACCGCCACGCATTTTCTTAGCCATGCCACCGCCACGCATTTTCTTAATCATACCGCCACCCATTTTTTTTACAGGGTTTTTTTTCTTAGGCTTCATTACCATCTTTAAGTCTCCTATATAAAGTTTCTCTCAGTTTAAATATAGCATCGGCGTTATATTCTTTGCTATAAATGTCATAATAACCTCTTTTTTTTAATTTGTCTGCTGATTCATGCAATTTTGTTAGTCTTTGGACAAAAATAATAGCATAACTTTCCTCTGTTAAATGACAAAAATTAGCATCATCTACATATTCACTAGCTTCATCATCTGGATGAAACCCCATAACCCAAATATCTTTATCAATAAACATACCTCTGGATATGGCAACATTCATAGCATCTAAATAATCATGATAATCTTGGGCTTTTTTTTCATATTTTTTGTCAATTATTAAAACTATATCTAAATTATCAGGAAATTGAGAAACCGTTGTGTATAAAACTTGTTTGTTGTCCGTGTCTTTAATAACACAATCTACTCGATTATCTTCCCAAGCTTTTTCTGCATAGGGGCATGGCGGAAGATCATTAAAATACTTTATAGGTTCTTCCAAAACGTGTTTAGACCAAGCTCTAATTTCTTCAAGATAGACATTATTAGGCACTAACCGACCCTTTCGTATGTTTTCTTTTCTTTTCCATAACTATTCCGCAACCTCTGGCAACAACCCCCTCTTTCTTTTTACCCTTGTAAGGTCTTTTTGCTATCATTTCACCCCCTAAACTAGCGAACTTTACTTCGGCAGCCTTGGTATTTTTAACAACCGTTTTGCCTTTGGCTCCTTCTTTTTTCTTTTTTCTTGCGGTGGCCGCCCTCTCTTTTTGGGAGAGACTTCTTGCTTTCGCCATAGGAAGACACCTATCAGGATTTTTTTTATCTTTTGAAGTACCGCATTTACCTTTAATTTTACCATCTGTACCTATCCTTACCCAATTTTGATTTGCCCAATCTTTTAATTTTCCCATTAAGCTACCTTTTTCTTTTTCTTACCTTTTGCCTTTTTTGCATAATTAGGGTCCTTACAATACTTTGAAGCCGCCATATTAGCGTAAGCAGACGGATATGTATCAAAAGTCCTTTGTGCCCAAGCTTTTCCCTCAGGGCATATTTTACTGCCTTTTGATTTTGCCTCTCCACCTTTTTTATAATAGCTCAAACCTCTTGGTAATTTATTTGGCATTAACACCTCCATCTTTTTCTAGCCTGTCTTAAACGGCTATTTGGATCTTTGGCAGCTTTTGGAAATTTTTTCATTTGACCTGCGGATCTTGCACAAAATGATTTACGTCTTGCTTTTTCTGATTTGGTTAGACCTTTTTTCTTTGTAACGGCCGTTTTTAATTTAGAACCGGGATTTTTTCTTCTATATGCTCTTACACCTGCTTCAGTCATTCCCGCCCCTTTTTTTGTGGGGCGGAAATTCTTTTTATTACGTTTTGGCATCTTATCCTTAGCCATATTTCTTACGCATATACAACACTACCGTGTAAGTATCCGCACTAGTATGACCAACCGTTGTAAACAATACATCTCCAGTAACTCCTGTTCCTGCATTATTTGTTAATCCACCAAAACTTGTATAATCGTGATGACCACTCTGATTTTCACCTAACTCAATGCAAAAAACATCCGTATCAGCATCAAAAAGTATTTGTACTTTCATACCAATACATTGCCACCACATTTTTTCAATAACAACGCCCGTACAGGTATCTCCATCTGCACTTGCGTTTAAAGCACTAACATCAACCTTTGTTACAGCAGATTCACCAGATCCATCTGATATATTGGTAAACTTCATTACCGCTGTTTTTGGTCCATCAATTATTGTTTGTGAGGTAACTGCATCTGCCATTAATTACTCCTTTATCTCACCACGCAAAAGCATGGATTTATATTCGGCACTCCCTTTTGGCGGGAGTGCTTTTTTGGAGTTAGATTTAGTAGTGACCCAAGCTTCGTTTTCAGGCGTATTTGGATCGTCCGGAATAAATTTTCCCGATTTAGTTCTGGCTCTTTTTCTTTCAGCCATCTAACCCTCCATTATCTGTTTTGTGCAGCAAACATATAGTCAATGTTCATTGATTTAGTTCCTGTTGCAGAACCTGATAGTTCCATTGCTCCAAGAGCTAAGTTTTCGTCATCTGGAATATTAGCGGTATGTGTAGCCACTAAGTTCCTATTAACAAAAAATTCTACACTACCTGTTCCTTTAACATGAAAACCAAGTGTCACTGCGGTTCCACTTGCAATATCAACACCAGAATCTGTTGTTGTTGCCGTTCCATCTTTTTCAGTTACACAATCAATATTGCTATCTCCGTCGTCTATCTGAAAAACAATTCTGTCAGCTGCAGCCAACATATTCTCTGGATTGGTAGCAAAATTAACTGTTAAACCAACGCAAATATCCATTGCATCACCTTCAGCATCAGTCGGGGTTATTTTAGTTTCAAACCAAATATCTCTTCCTGAAGATACTGCAAATATTTCATTACCTTGGATAGAAGCACCATCATTATCTGTTGTAGCCTGAGAGCTTAAAGTAACCGCCCCGTTTACAACATCAGCAGCAATTGCTGCAGAAGCACTAGAATCTTTAAGAACAGTCCAATCGTTTGTATTGTCTAAGGCAACCCCTGTAAAGTCATCCATATAAACTAGATAATCCGGGTTTTTATCTATTGGAAGGTTTTCAAACCACTTTTTTTGACCGTCTTTCCCTGCGAAAAGTATTGGTCCGGTAAAATGTACAGCCATAATATTATCTCCTGTCTTGGCAAACGTCAATCACACCATTGTGATTGTCAAAGATAAGGCATTATACATTATTTTTTTTAAAAAAGAAAGGGGCGAATAAATCCGCCCCCAAAGTTTACGGAGAAAAATTGAATTTTTCTATTATGCGCCGGGTGTACCGAAAACGCAACGCCAATCTGAAACACCGAAAGAATATCTTTCACGAGCTTTAAATCTCATGTTTCCAGTATCAAAATCTCCTTCCATAGCTGTCTTAATAGCAGCTCTGTTAAACATTTTGAAACCATTTGGAGCGTCAGTCTTGATAAAAAACGCATCTGTATCCGTTAAAAAGTGATTAACGACTGCGCCCTCTGGAAGCATTCCCATGCTTCTATTAGCATTTATGTCGTTATCCGCTGTTCCCGGACGTAGGTTTGAGTTAAGAACTCTTTCTGCTATGAATTGCAATTCTTTTGGAATAATTAACTTTGTTCCTCTAACTGCAATTTTTAGTCCTCTCTCATCAGTAAAACCTGCAATATCAATTAACATCTGCTCTAATGATGTTTCATTAAGATCAGCTGCTGTTGCTAATATATTGGTTTGGTTTCCTGATAAGGATGGGTGTGAAGCAGAACATAAAGCCACGCCATCACCTATTGCACTTGAACCCGCAGTAAAAGCATTATTTAAAATAGCTGCTGCTTTTATTTGCTTTGTTTGTGCCATAGATCTAGCAAGAGCCTTTGTATAACGAGAAGCTAAACGATCATAAAGATTATCTTCAATCGCTTCTTCTGTTATTGAGAAAGCTAAAGCAATAGTTTCATGTGTATACCTAGCTGTGTAGGTTTCTTGTGCATCATCAAAACTAATTGCTCCACCCTCTGACTTCACGGGTGCAGTTGAAAAACCACCAAGCATCACTTCTTCTTCAAAAGCTCTGTCTGATGTTTCTTCGTCAAATACTTCAGAATGCTCGTTTTCATAACGATCATATTCAAGCCCAAACAAGGCATTAAGGCCGGGTTCAAGCTCTTTCGCTAATTGTGCGCGAGATATAGCCATAGTCTAATCCCTCCTTATATTCCGGTTGATGTCGCAGTTGTCTGCGAATCAAACCTACTTGTTGGTGCATTAAAGTGAGCATTGATTCGCACAATGAGTGGTATACCCGCTGCAGTGTAATCACTGTTAGCTTCGTCATCCATTATGCCTACAATTCTCAGTGGAAGCGTTGCTGTAGTCGCTATTGAACTTACGGCAAGTGCGCCATTAGCTCTACCTGTACTAGTTGAACCTGTACGAGCAGAAGTTCCTAATGAAGCGTTAGCAAAAATTGCTGTTAACGCAGTAGCACGATCTGTAAGGGTAGCGTCTGATGCGACTTTAAATAACTGATTTGGATTGTCAGCTACTAAAGCTTTCACAGGAAAGTTTGTATCAACACTTACGTTACTTGAACCCGGCCAGTAGTTATTAAATACTACCTTTTTGGTTGAACTATCTACGTACTCTACACCCATAAGGACACCTAATGCTTGCGTAGTACCACCACTGGTAGCACCCGCCTGATCAATTACACCTGCTGCAGTAGGTACCACAATAGCACCGTTATACAGAGCATTAGTGTTGTTGGAAGCAATTTCATACTGAGTTACCCCAGTAGTATTAGCTGCGTTTCCAACAAGCCCAATAGGACGAAGACCGTAGGCTGTTTCTTGATTTGCCATTTATTTATCTTCCTCAAATTAGGGTAGTCCTATCCTTTGTTTCTTGGAGGACCACCGAAGGTTACACGAGATTGACGATCTGGTTTAGAAATCGTCATGGTTGAATGTGCATTTTCTCGCATCATGTCATAGTCTACAGCTTCCATCTGGTCGTGATTCTTTGAAGTAAAGTAATCAGTTCTTTCTTTGACTGTCTCCTCTGGAATACGAGCAAGCATCAATCCTCCAACGCCAAACACACCTTCATATTTACCTGATTCAATTACAGGGGCTTCAAAATCAGGAAATTCATCCTTACGAACTAATTCCCAACCCTCGCGCATCTTAGCACTAATATTTTTAGTGTCATCAAATCCACGAGTTTCTGCCCTTATCCATCGATGTTTAAATCCATCTGGTGCAGGTGGTGCATCTAACATAGAGGGGGGAGCCCAAGGCTTGCGTTTAGCCGATTTCTCCCTTGTTTCATTTGCGCGAGAAGTTCTCTTAATTGGTTGATCTATATTTTCAATGCTCATAATATTACTCCTTCACGTATTTCGCATATTCTTCAAGCGGCACACCCAATTTCTTTGCTATTGCAACTTGGCTAGGGGTGAGTCTAACCTTCTTCCCACTATTGCGTCCAGAATTTCTTTGTACACTAGCAACAGTCTGAACGGGTCTTCTGCCAGTGTCTTTAGAAGACATATTAAATTTATCTTCAATACGTCGATCAAGCTCAGTATAGTACTCATCGCTCTGCGGGTCAAACCCTTCTTCTTCGACAAGTCGTTTATGTATGCCAAAAGCTGCAAAAGTCATGGCATCATCCTGTCCAAACCAATCATTTTTACTTGCCCACTCCTCCGCTTTAGGATCTGGTCTTCGTACCTGTTGAGGTTGTTGAGCGGGTTGATTCGGCTGCGGAGCAAGTGCTTGTTGTTGCCGAATTTGTTTTTGGCGTTGTTGTTGCGCTTTTGCTTGGTTTAATTGACTATTTTGTACAGAAAGTTCTGCAATTTGCTTGTTTGCAACAACCGCTGCCTGCGAATCCCCTATCTCCATAGCTTTAGCCAAATCTTTTTCAGCTTGAGTCATTTGACTTTTTAAACGGTTGTCATATTCTGTAATATAACTATTATCAAGATTATTTAACCTTGATTTAAGCGTGTTTGATTCTTGTTGCACGTTTCTAGCAAAATTAAGTGCTTCGTGTTCTCTTCTTTCCGCCTCACGCATCTTTTTTGTAAGCTTATCTATACGTTTTTGCATGGATGATTCGGCTTTTTTAAACTGATCATCCTCAACTACTTCCGTTTGAACAGCTTTATCTGTTGTTTCAGTGTTTTCAGGCTTAACTTCTACCTCAACATCCTTATTATCATCTAATTCAAGCTCAATTTGCTTATCTTCTGCCATTATTACCTCCTAAAAGTGCAAAATATCTTCTGGATTTTGTATTTTTGCCAAAATCTCATCATCATTAAGTATTCTTACCTCTCCACCATCAATATTAAACCTTGATCCGGCATATCGGGCAAACATCACCCAATCTTTTTCTTGACACCATGGTTCTGTTGGAAATTTTTCTTTGTCTTTATAACATAAAGACCCCATTTTAAGCACGTAACCAACTTGTGTAGACACTTGGTTCTGCTCAACGACTTGATCAGGTAGATAAACCCCTGATTCCGTCTTTCCCTTGCCACGATAAGGTAAAATTAATATTCTCCAACCCGTAGGATTGGGTAACCTCTCTAAAAGAGATCCTTTTAAAGCTTCTGGATTTAAATATTTCTGATTTCCATAAGCATCTGCAAGATTTGATACACTTGCTTCGGTCCCTGTAAGACCAACGGTTGCACTTTCATTCATTATTTTGCTCCTGTTTAGTTAGCAGGCTCTTGAGTTCCTGTTCAACGTAAGCTAAGGCTTCAAGATTTCCCATTAACTCACGGTAGTTTTCCATAGATTTAACATTGCCATACTGAAGTAAGTCCACAATGTTATTTCTTTTATCTTTTATAATCCTTAAAACAGCTTCTGCAATAAAAATGTCACTCATTAATTAAAAAAAGCCCCTAAAAATTATACTATTTATAGGATTATATGAGAAATTATAAAAAATCAAGTATCTTTATCTAAAATAATTTCCTGACACAAAGGTTTTACATGATATACCGCAGGATTTCTAAATAAGATGTTAGCTTTTCTTACCGAAATCTCTAAACAAGCTTCCGATGTTTCAAAAAACTCCCAATTTCTGCTGACCACCATACAACTTTCAGCATAAACACTAGAACACACTAATATGATAGGCATCCACACTTTATTGTATCAGTTCAAAATGAGGTCCATCAATGAAGGGCCGTCTGCCTTCGCTACGTCTTAAATCAATGTAACTATTCATGGCACCTTCCATACTACTATTCCATTGAGCTATATTTCCTATACTCCAAGCTGCTCCCCATTTAATAGGAACACCATGAGTTTTACTTGCTTGCGCCATTGCATCCGCAATATCATCATAAAGATTCAACTCCCATGATGCCCTTGATCCGCAGTAAGCCATGAGGTCCACAGCTAAACCTTCAAGGTGTTTTGATGCCATTGTTTGGCTCGCGCCCTTGGCGACAAGTTCGCGTTGTTCGGCTTCCGATCTCATCCCGCAAATCACTCCGAAATCCACCTTAGTCCACTCTATGGCACTTTTAACACACTTAACCATGTCTGGATGTACACCTTCTAATTTATCTAAAGATCTTTGACTTAATTTAAAACTCATTTTGTTAACCCTTTCTGCTTTTCATAGGTTCTAAGTCCTCCAATTCCGAGCATACCTCCGAGGACAGTAAGAAGTGTACCCATATCAAACTCTGGCAACTCTGGTATTTCTATACCAATTAAAGCCACTACAAAAATAATAACTGGCTGAAGAACAAAATGATAGCCAAAAGCAATCCCACAGATCCAACCAATGCAAGGCCTCCACCCACCTTTAAACAAGCTTCCACTAGCTGCTTCTGCAGCATTAACCTTAACTTGAGCGAGGGCCAACTCCTGAGCGTGTTTCTCTGACATGGTTGCAATCTCATGGGATAACTTTCGTTTGAGATCTTGGTCAGGTATTGCTTTATCTAGTATCTTAGATACTGGTTGTATAAGATTATCTAATAGCCCCATTATCCTCCCCTTTGTTGCCACGCTTGGCTAGTTGATTAAACCCAATAAAAGACCCGATTATGCCCATATTTGATAATATCCAAATCTCACCAATACCACTCAAATGATCAATTCTATCTATAGGTACAACAGGTGTCATTAAAACAATAATAAAAGCTGTAACGGTTAATGCAGAAAACCAAACAAGATGACGCTGTTGATCCTCTTTCTTGTCTCGGTTCTCTAGTAAAATCATACGCTCTCTTATTTCAAGCTCTTTATCATCGACTATACCATCACCGTTTTTATCGGCTTTTTCCCAAATGCTACCTTTTTGAAGTTTCTTTTGTGTCATTTTTTTAACATAGCCCCATAACCACGTAAGGCAATACCTACACCCTTTGGTCTTTTATTGTTGTTTGCTATTACATCCCCGCCAAACTTTAATTTTTTAATTTTTGGTTCTTTAATGGGGGAATCTGTTTGTAAACTTTTAAAAAATAAATCTTGTGCTTCTTGCTTGGTAAGATTAGGTTGTTCTTTCATAATTTTTTCAATCATAAATAGAGTTCGTGCATCATTAGAACCTCGTTTAAAGGTAGGAATAGCAACTTCTATTTCATTTTTTTTCTTCTTGTTTTTCTTTTTATTTTCTTTTTCTTTTGTAAAAGCCATCTTAAAACTCCTTCATCATAGAAAGTCCACCCATCCAACCTCTAGGGTAAAACTCTACTGTATCAGATTTTTTTCTCTGATCAAACAAATACCAACAAACATTGTCTTTTCCAGTATGCGGTGTATCAGGAAACCACTTAACCCTACCGACGCTTTGTATCTTTTGACAATAAGGAAGATACTGAATAGCTTGTATAGTGTGCATCCAATCAGCATAAAACAAAAGCCAACTAGGTCTAATAGCCGACAAGTGCATAATAGTATCGTGTAATAAATCCCTAGACCAAGGCGGGTTGGTAATAATTAAATCTGTATCAATCCCTATTTCTTTCAAGGTTAAATCAAAAACATTAGCTTGTTCAATATCAAGTCTTTGCGGATGAATGTCAGACATCCACTTACATTTTAAATCTGTAGACCTATCCATTGCATTAATTAAAGAACCATTACCTGCCATTGGTTCGGCATAGGAAATGTAACCCTCTAAATGAGGTAATAAAGGTTCTAGTGCTTTTGCCGGCGTTGGATAAAAATCCTTGTCTATCCTACCAAATTCCGATCTTTTTCCCATTTTTATATAAATAACCACTTTGGAGGAAAAAGTATAGTCCAATATAACGCCATTAAAACAATTATAAACAATAACAGGTCCTCAATTTCCATCAGATTGTTTTTTCAACCATATAGCAAAGAATATTAATCCGATTAAAGAACTTATTAATAAAACAACAAAAAAACCTTCTATTATTCTTTGTTTCAATTCTTGTCTTTTATAAATAAGTTCCTGTCTTTTTTTACGAATAGTGCCCTCCATTTTTAAAAGGTCATCCCAAGCTTTTACCCCAAACTTAAATTTAACGAATTGTTGAAGTTCATACCGTTGTTTTTCAACAGTTTTTTTAGCCACCAAGCTTTTCATGGCAGCTTCCTCTATGGAATCACCACTGAGCATTTTTTTGTATAAAGGAGGATTTTTTGTCGATTTAACCGCTTGCTCTATATCCGAGCTTGCATTCATCCACCGAGATAGATCAGACCCCATCTGCTCTATATCGCGCCCCATAGCAAATGCTTTTTTAATATTATTAAAGGCTGCTGTGCTTAAACTTACGGCGGTTGCTATACTGGCAGGATCTAACATTAGAAAATACCTTTGAACTTTTGTGGTCTAGCTATTTTGCTATACCCCTGAACAACCCCTCCTTTACTTTTTTTATTTGCTGTTGACAACGCTATAGCAACAGCTTGATTTTGAGGATACCCCTCATCCCTAAGCTTACTTATATTTTTACTTATTGTTTTTTGACTAGACCCTTTTTTTAAAGGCATTAGGAATAACCGTTATAACTTCCACCTTTAATCGCTGCCCCCATACCCCTAGCCGTCATCTTTGACATTTTAGTAGGGATTTTAACTTCTTTAGCTTCACCATAAGGTATACTACCCTGTCCCTGTATTTCAGCAGACATTTTTGCCTTTGGTGCAGGACCCGGTGTATTTGTTACAATCTTAACTTTTCTAGCCATCTTACTTACCTCTCTGCTTTAATAGTTCTCTCTCCATTGCGCTTTGTATCCTTGCATCTGTCTGCGCTTCCTGACTTGCCAACCGCTTGTTAAACTGGTCACTTCTAATCTGTTGATTTTGTGCCTCCAGTTGTAACTTGGCGCGGTCTGTATTCGCGTCATTCTGCTCAGACTGTGCTCGAATCTGTAGCTCCTGCTCTTTTAACTTTACCAGAGGATCAGGTCCCTGACCAGATATTTGTGCAGATAGTTGCTTAGCCTGTTGCATACCTTGCGCCACCAACTGTGCCACAAGAGCCTGATATTGCATCTCTTGGTTCTCCGCAGGCATAGGTCCTGCCTGTGCCATTTGTGCTTGAGCCTGCTCTTCGGCTTGTATCTTTACATGTTCCAAAACGTGCTTTTGTAACGTAATAGCCACCGCAGGGGCTGCCCCTACCAAGGGCGACGTACCAAAGACCAAGTGAGCCTGTATATGAGCCTGATGGTTCTGACCTTCAAAAGCCTTTAACGTCATCATCTCCATCGCATTGATGTTCTCCTGTGCAGGGTCCAGTGGCCGTGGTTCCTCATCAGGCATGGACTTCATAAGCCTGTCTACATCCGTAACACCAATTGCTTCATACATATCACGATAAACTTCATACATATTATGTATCTCAGGTGCCTGAGCCGCCAACTGCATCTTAGTTTGCGCCAAAGCAATCCTTTGTGCCTGACTGAACGTATTAGGATTAGATACAGGTAAAACATCAACCCTATCATCAAAATCCTGTGCCATAATCCGTTGATCACCGCCTTGCACAGAATAAGGGTATTCCTGTGGTAAGAACTCACTCATCACCCGTGCCAACAGTTTAAACTCCAACCGCATAGCATAATGAAGCCTTTTATGTACCGCACTCATTACACGGCTACCTTGCTCCAATAAAGCCAGTGTCGTACCCACCGCTGCCTGTTGATTGCCGTCACCAACTTTCATATCCGTAATGGTAGCAAACCGCTGTCCCGCCTGAACAACAAAACCCAGTAAATTAAAGAGCGTCTGGTCAGGACCCTTAAAAGGTAAAGGCATCAAGCTATCACGAATAGCACCGCCCGGTGCATCAACGTCCCTAAACTCACCCGGCTGTAGTGGATCTTCGTCGTCCCTGATCCGTAGGCCACGGGCTTTAAAACCCGCAGGTAGATTAGATAACGTACCCGCGTCTATCAACTGACGAAGAGCTGCCGTTGCAGTTCTGGATAACCCACCAATCGTATGTATTAACCCCAGACCATAAAACCCAAAGCCCGGTAAAAACTTAAAATGTACAAAATATTGTATTTTTCTTTTAAGCTCATCGTCCTCTTTATAGTTTCTTCTAATCGACAATATCTGCCCATTATCCTGCGAAATGGTTACAATATAAGGAAGCTTCACGCCTGTCGGCTCGTTGTCCGCGTCCACCTCCTCAAATCCCTCCAAATCCAAATCCACATGAAATTCCAATAACGTACAGTCATAGTCAATCTGGGAGGGTTCCACACCCGATATTCTGTCAATCTCACTTTGAACCTCAGAAGCGTCCCCTTGCACAGGAATTACAGGTATATCCCTATACACCCCTGCAAGCTGTTGCTTTCTTAAATCATTCAAACCCATCCTTATAACATGAGTTACATTCGGGCACTCGTCCAAATCAGAAGTTTCATACGGTACAATTAACTGTTCCGCAGGTACAAACTTACTCATAGCCCGACCCGCAACCTCATCAAAATATACCTTTTTAAACGTACTACCCGCTAACGGTAAGTAAAACAGCATCTGATCCATGTCAGGCGTGTAATCCTCCATTATATTCGTAATGTAGTAGTTCATAAACTGACGAACCCTATCCGCCTGATCAACCTTGGCACGGGTTTCATCACCCATCACAACCGTTCTTACAGGACCCGAAGACGGCAATAACTCATTAAACGCCTGTGCCTGAAACTGTGTAGCGGCCTCCGCCAACAATGGATGCGTCACACCACTTGCACCCCTAAACGGTTGAGATCTTTCCTCATAGTTAAAGCCCAAAAGCTCTAAACCATCCGTATAAGCGTCCTCCCACTCCTGACGACTAGCCTTATTCGCATCAAACTCACTTAACAATTCAGAAGAAATACGACCTAACTCCCTGTCAGAAAGCTCTTCCGCAAGGTTTTCCGTAAAGCCAACTTCAGACTTTTCATCCTCTGGATTAAAGTCAACCGTCGCACCACCGTCATCTTCTTCCGTAACCTCTATCTCAACTTCAGTGTCCGTGAGCAACGGTTCGTCGTCCGTGCTCGGTATCTCAAGCTCTATTTCAGCCTTTAGATCCTCTTCGTCCAACTGCGAAGGGACGTTTGTGTCCATTAAACTTCCAACTGTTTCTACCATGTTATGTCCTCTACACTATTAAACTTTTAATACCTTTTGACCTATTAAACATATTTCGCGCCTCAGGGGCTAAAGATACTACCCCGCCCTGAGCTTTACCTATTTTAGCTGATCCACCACTCACGGGAAGTGTGGGAGTATCATTAATTATAGCCGTACTTTGTTTAAATTCATCACTAAGACCAACAAACCTATCAAACAAATCCCTCTCTATCAGCACACTGTCTATTAATTCACTTATTCTTACGGATTCTGGATCAAGCACCAAGTTTTGTAAATCTTTTTCAGGATCATAAATGTATCTTGCTCTTAAAGGCTCTCCTGCGTTTTCAAAAACTTTACCATAATTTGCAAAATTCATGGAATAAGTTTTATGTGGAGAAACGTGCTTTAATTTATTTAAAATAATTAATTCTTCATCGGATAACTTTAATAATTTTTCTCTGGTTAAATCTTTAACAAACTCAGATAAATTTTTATTTAAAGCTTCAACAGCCACATCCTGACTTTTTTCCAGATTTTTAACAAATTCAGGTTTAGGACCTATAACTGCAAATAATTCCTCCGTTGGATCCGCAAGTCCCCTATCTATAGCATCACGAGTTGATTTCTTTTTAGCTTCAGCTGCTTCATTAACGGCACCTTTAAGTTGAATAATCCTATTAAAAGCTGCATTTGAATTTTTTAAAGACTGTCTAAAAAGATCCGTTGAAGTTTTCACCATCCCTTTTTCAGGCAATAAATCCCCTGCTTCCCTTAATATAGGTGCCCCCGCTAAAGCCATTGCAGCTCCTGTGCCACCCAAAAAACCCCTACGGGTCATACCCTTTTTACCAGTGTCCACGACCCTATCGTCACTAGCCCCCAAAGGATTAAAAGCCTCCTGAAGAGCATCCGTCGCAAAATCCGTCCCCTTTTTTATAGGTGTCCTAAATAAAGAAGCTAAACCAACCGAGGCAGGTCCTGCACCAAGCGTCAAGGTATCTATCAACGCTCCTATGCCCGCTTGCCTGTCCCTACCACCACTTTCAAAAAAACGTCCAGACTTACCCCCCGCCTCCCGTAAAAGCTCAATAGGGTTAAACATCTGGTTCGCTTCTTCCAGATTTCTAGGAAACGCATCATACACACCTCTAGCAAATTTTTCTAAAGGAGCCGTGCCGGGACTAAAATAAGTTTCTCTCGCCATTTATGACCTTTTTTAGTAATACGCCCTCACCTTAACATGATTTTCTTCATCTTGCCAGTCATCTGTTGGTAATTGTACAAAATTACCCTGTCGATACCTCATTAAAGCCTGTGTCATGCTATCCACCAAGTCGTCGTACTCGCCATTCGGAAAGGCTGCCACCTCCTCTATCATCTCATCCGCCCAAGTCTCATCGGGGGCCCAAACCATCCCCGCCTCAAACAAAGGACTAACCGCATGAACCCTCGTCACCTTGTCATTACCCTTGCTCGGCGTGAAATTAACAACAGGTATTCCCGTCTGCCTCATCTCATGTGTCAACGGCATACCACTCGCCTTTGCCTCCACAATTACCGTATCAGGCTCCCAGTACTCCCACAACTCAAACGCCATACCCTTTAACTCAGGAAAGTCCCACCGACCTTTCTTACTGTCCAACAAAATTAAATTAGGGGCTCCACCCTCCTCTGGAAAAAACACACCCCACGTCGTTATCGCACTATAGTCACTCGTCTCCCTCTTGCTAAACGCCGTATCATAACTCTGTATCACAAACTGTAATTGCGGAATACTCTCCTTTTCCCAACGCTTCCACCACTCCCTCGGAATAATCGCATTCTCCTCACCCGTCGGGTTCTGCTGATACTGGGCATTCCATTTACTCGGCGGTATAGACGCGCGGACCGCGGTCAAATCATCAATACTCCAATACTCAGGCCAACAAGGCTTACCATCATCAAATATAGCAGGTAACTCCACAATCTCCCACTGATCCGCCCTATCGTCTTTCGCCATCGCTCGGATCAACTGACCCGTCATGTCTTTCTCAGACCACCGCGTCTGTACCAAAACAATACTACCGCCCGGCTGTAAACGCTGTCTAGGTCCGCCCGTATACCAATCCCAAGCATCATCAAAACCACTGTTGCTCATAGCCGTCTGCTCCGAATGTGGATCGTCAATAATCACTAAATCACCACCACGGCCCGCTAAATTAGAACCAACCCCAACAGCATAATACATCCCGCCACTGCTCGTGTCCCAACGACCACTCGCCTTACTATCCGCCGCCAACTTAACATCAGGAAACACCGTCTTATAATCATCACTGTCAATCAAATTCTTTGTCTTACGACCAAAATTTACCGCCAATTCCGTCGTGTGCGTCGCCTGAATAATCTTCATTCGCGGATTACGGCCCATCATCCACGCAGGAAATAAAAAAGAGGCAAACTCACTCTTCGTGTGTCGCGGTGCCATGTTGATAATCAAGCGTTTTAGTTCGCCGCTCGCGACCCGTTCAAGCTTCTCCGCTATAATGTGATGATGCCGGCCTGCAATGAAATCAGGCCACATAGAACGTACAAAAGTTAAAAAATTATCCTGACAAGCCTCGTTCTTTTCAAGCTGCGCTAACCGTAGTTCAAGCTTTAAAAGTTTATCTTCCGTAGTCTGATTTATCTGTACATTCATTCGGGGACCCTGAGCGTTAAAATAACACTTTTTTCAAAATAGTAAACACCTGTCCGTTTTTACGCGTAAATATTTGTGAAAAACATGGCACTTGCACTCGTGCCACAGACACGCGGGCGGTGATTTTTTGCCCGATTTTTTTGGTTTTTTGATCGTGAAAAACTGCCCCGATATTGTAAGGATCCTATACCGTCCCTAGTAAAAAACACACGGGACGCGGTGCGCGGTCCAGAATAATTTACTGCGGACGCGGTACATGATTCGGAGTCGGCGGTACTGCGCCCCCGTTAAATATTTCAGGTTTTTTTAATCGTAAATTTTCGTTAGCTAATACCCCGCCCCAAATAAATGAGCGGGAATAATTAACTGCGGTCAGGTAAAATAATCGGCGGTTGCTGGTCAACTATTCACGGTCCACGGATTCCCATACGTTTTAAATGGTTCAGGGCGGGCGGATCTTTGCATGATTTACTAAAATAAAGAAATAAAAAAGGGGGGTACTCTGTAGCTTGCACGATTTCTATGACTATTTTAAAGCTCATTGATAGGCCTATTGAAAATTTAAGTATTAGTGTACCCATAAAAAAAGGCCGTTTTAAACGGCCTTAATTTAAAATATATGATTAAGTTTAATCTAAATCATAAAACATATTGTGAACAAAACCAGGTTTGGATTTATCTAATTTAAAATTCTTATCGTAAAACCCGTAAATTTTATGGCCTTTAAAAACAACGATTTCATCAATATCGTCGTATTTAATTATCTTTGAATGCTTCAAGCTATTCTTATATCTATCTTTTAAAAAAGATATGTTTTTTAATTTGGGGGATAAATTAACCGCATTAGTTGATTTATAATAAATATGATAATGATACATTTTTACTCCATGTTTAAATTAAAAAGGGCGGGATAAAATACCCCGCCCCCAATATATATAGGTTTTATCTTATATAGTCAAGTTATCCCGCTAATTCTAAAAAGCTTTCCGACGCGGTCACATTATTAACCTCGCGCTCTCTTTGAATAAGTGTTGTTTCTACATTATCCCGATTAGCTGAATTCTTAACGGTGAACGCCCCAGTTGAATGACTAGCGTAATAAGTAAGCGCAGAATATAAGGACCAAACAGTTGAACCCCGTTGTTCTGCTTCCTTTTCAAATTGTTCCATTAATTGAGCGGTTTTTCTGCTTTTTGCTTCGCCCGCAGTAAATCCCTTTTTTTCTGCTCTTTTAATTTCACTATCTGAAGCGGGGTAGTTATCTTGTAAAACTTGAAACGCCTGATCGTAATTTATTTCTTTATTAGCCCATTGTTGCCAAGTTTTAACTTTCAACTCGTAATATTCCACTTGCTTTTCAATAAATGGTTTTACTTGAGCGGGGTTAAAACTTGCAGTATGACCAAACGAGGTCGCCATTAATTCCGCAGATGTACAACCGTTAGTGCAAAATAAATCTTCCGCGCCCGCTTGTAATCTAATTGCAGTTTGACCGCCAAAACTATTAATAATCATAACTCTAAAATTTAATTGAGTTTTACTGCCCGTCAATTGTCGAATATCTCGGCCGAGACCGTCAAAAGAATAACCCCAACGACATATTGAACCATTATCGGCGGTTTTTTCAATTAATTTGATATTTTGCAATGCGTGTTTTGGTAGTGAATCTTCTAACCCCTCGCGGACCGAATTGTCTAGTTCTGAATTATCCGCGATTGCATAACGCTTTTTCATATAACCTAGACAGATTTCATTGTCGGTCCTGACAATAGCTTGCCCCGTTTCAGTTGGGACGGGTACATAATCACCGTTTTTATTACGTAAATATATCGGGGTTTTTACTGCGGGAAAATTAACTTTTTCTAACGGGGGGAATACTACGTTTGCGGTATTTTCTGCGGTTGCAATTGCGTTATTAATTAAGTTTTTTGCTATTTTATTCATTTTATTTTTACTCCATGTTTAAATTAAATAAGGCGGGAAAAACTACCCCGCCTCACTAATATATATTATTTGTCTTATATTGCAAGCTTTATTATTCAAACAATGTTCCCGTTACAGTTTTAAAATCGCATAGCGTCGCAAACTTTTTAATATATTCTTGGTCCAATTCTACACCGTCGCAAGTGGAAAAATAACCGCCCCTATAATCTATGAATAATTTATTATCACGGGTAAAGTTAAACATATCTTTAGTTTGTATATCAATGGCGGGATCAACAACGCTAAAACAACAACTATCATTTTGTATATTATTATGATCACAATCTACACCATCCGAGATAATAAATAATTTTGCATCCGTATAACCGCCCCTTACATCTGCGCCTTGGTGTATTTGAATAAGCACATAATTCTCACCGTTTTCACTAATTAAATTAGTTCCCTGAACGACTTGACTAAAACAGTTATCAAAATTGGAGGTATTCCAAGTGTCATTGTCTAAATTATTTGGAGTACTAAAACCATATGAATTTAAAAAGTTTTCTCCCTCTTTACTCACGCCATAGTAATTTTCACTATCCCAATTATTAACTTTCATAGCGTTAAAATCTTTACATATTTTGCATTCGTCTAATACTTTAGATAACTTATGAAATACGGATACGGTAGGATCTAAATATATATGATCTCCGCTAACGTCAAAACTTAAACTAGCTTCGGGTTCATCTTGAAAATCTTTAATTGTTTTAGTTTGGTTGCGTTGCCAATTCCTACCATTAACACCGCCAGAATCTAAAAAATGCGTCCCCGTATTTTCAGTTAGCATTTTATAAATAGTTTTTTTTATATCCGCTTTATCAAATAAATAATCAACTAGTTCTTGATCGCTCATATTTTCAATTTGTTTTTCCATTATGTGATTCTCCATATATAAGATTTATCCTATATATAATATACAAAAAAGGCGGGTTGTAAATAGCCCGCCTTAATTATTTTTATTTGGCTTTTAAATATCAAAACATTTCAACATCTTCTAACCAAAAATCGTCTGCGTCATATTTAATTCCAACGTCATCTGCATTTGGATGATCTTCATCCACTCTATCCTTGTTGGTTTCTTTCAACCATCCCCCAAAGTTATTTGTGACTACATCAAGCACACGATCTCCATTACTTTCTGTGTAGTAAACTGCGTAGTATGAAGTATCATTTTTATACCATTCTGAACCATTCATTTTGTTTCTCCATATATATAATTTATCCTATATATAGGATAAAGTGTAACAAAAATTAGTCAATAATTTTTTTACTACGAAACTTATAGCTTTTATACATAGCTTTGGCTTCTTTCCTTAAATCAGATACTGATATTTTTTTATTCATCAACCTATACATACAATCGGTAATCCAATCTTGTGGGTCATGCCCTATAAAATGATCTACTGCTTTTTTTGATATTTTCTTTTTCATGTTATATTCCTATCTTCTATTTCATTATCAAGAAATTCTTTTAAGTCTTTTAATTGCTCTAAGTTCCACCAATCACGTATGAGATAAGTAGTTCGTTTAATATTGCGTTCATGTTTAGATATCTTTACTAAACAGTTATAATGGAATTGTTCATGTGTTTTTTTATCAAACTTAAAACCAGATCCCATTTCTTCATTTGTTTTCCAATGTTTCATATCTTTTTCCTTCTATCTGTCATCTTCGTTATCTCTTTCATAATCTCTAGTTGACCATCAAAGTTGCATTGTTCCCTTGAAGAGTGACCACCATAGTATATACGATTTATTTCTTTAGTCCTTTCACGACACATTTTTTTAAGGTTAAAAACAATTTTTTTATCTTTTCTTAAACTTTTTACTTTTTCTTTTTGTGCTAAAAGTTCATGTTGTAAAACATCATTTAATTGTTTTAACTCATTTACATAAAATTTTAATACTTCTTTATTCACATCTTTCTCCATATATAATTTATCCCATATATAATAAAGAAAAAAGGGGACTAGTCAAGCCCCCTTATAATTTATCTTCTCCGCCTTGTTTTATTGGTTTTTTTCATAAGTTCATCATACTTATCGCCATATAATAACTTACCGATCCAAGTTAATATAAACAATTAATCACCCCCTTTCGCATTAAAATAACTTTTTAAATTCATTTTATGTTTTAAATTTTCATCTTCTACATATCTTGGGTCGTCATCTTCAATGACAGTGACATTTGATTTGTTACTTTTCAAAGCTATTTGATCACCTAGTAATAAATCTTCTTTGTCTTGAGCATATTCCCAAACATCTACAAATCGGATTAACCAATTTCTCTGCATCTCAGATAGTTTATCGTTGCCCATGATTTCTTCTAAAGCACAACCAAGTGGCTGAAGATTTTGTTCGTCACCCCATTTGTTGTACATCTCAGTTAGTTTATCAATGCTTATCATTTGTTCCTCCATTATTTTTTGGATAAATTGTTAATATTGGATAATTCAAAAGTTTTAAATATTTTTTCTTTTGTTTTTTATTGCCAATAAAAGTTACATATCTGTGCTTTGCTGATCTATAAACCCTATTCGTTCTATCACCTAAATGATGTCTACTGTGTTGACCATCTTTACCCGCCATATCTGTTCGGGCTTTGGTAGTTCCCGTAAAGAAAAAGTTACTCGCTTGATATATGCAACCTGCATGACCTTGTTGTGTATCGGCATAACTAACAATACATCTAGGCTTAGGTAATAATTTAAGAGATTGACCTACTAAATAACTTGCTTCGTTCTTTTTATTATTAATCAATACCAAACGGTTTAATTCTAACACCTCAGATTTATATTCCTCGCCCATAATACCTTTACATAAAGAGGGACTAGCAGGAGTGCCATACGATACCAAACCAACAAACTTATTATTCTCAAATAGTCCATACGCAAAAGATATGCTTGGCATACGTCTTGCGTAATGAACATTCAAGATAAGGTGTTTTGTATCCTTATACCCAATCTGTTGTACGGAATAATTATTCATCAAGTGCCATAAAAATAGTTAGGGCTTTTTCAAATGGTAAATCATTAAGAATAACTGCTTTTGGGTGATGCTTTAAAATTACATCAGACGCAAAATGTTGTTTCCAATGATATAGTTCACCATCAGTATCTTTAATCATTGAACCTTTATTTAAATTACGTTTAAGGGTCTTAGAGCATTTCCATTTACTGAGTTCCTCACCGCACCAAATTTCAAGATCAACATCAAATTCGTCATTATCAGACCAAGGACTTTTAACTTTTGGTAAAGTTTTAAGATAAGTATTAATTTCTTCTAACTTATCATAGAACGCTTTGTCTTGTTTAGTAAGAGAATGCTGATAATCGCAACCACCACATCCCTCATTTCCTACTGTGGCAAAAGGCTTGCCATCAACATAAAGCTTTGCTTGATAACAAGATGTTTCTTGAGATGCAAAGCTACTATACTTTATATTTCTAAGTTCTAATTCCATCACTTATCCTCCTCAAAAATATCTATCGTTTCTCCAAATTCAATTTCACTTAAAATTTCTTTATCTGTCATTCGTGCTAGTCGATTTAAAATAGCAAGCCTAATTGCTCTAACATTCTCTAAAACATCAGGCTCTTTTGTGTCATGTTGAATTGCAAAACCCAAAAAACAAACGGTATCGTATTTCATCACTTAACCTCCATGTAATTGTGATTCGTTTATGGTATAGGATTATATGGGACAAATCAAGCCCCAAACTTTTTCCCACTCAAAAGGTGCTTTCCAAACTTCTTTTGGTTCGGTCTTCAAACCGTTCATTTTAAGGTCAATGGCTTGGGTCGCTTTATATAAATATAACTCGGCCGTAGTAGTTGGGTTGTTTTGTTTCTTTATTAATATCCAAGCACTACCTTGCTTATGCCTAGTCAACCAAGCTACTTGATGAGGACTAAGATTGACTGCATTAGCCTTGACAAACTTTAACTCTACAAAATGAAATAATCCTAGTTCATCACAGATAAGAAGATCAGGTATTCCTTGTCCCGCCCAATTCTCAATCCTTGTCAGAATTAGGTTTCTCTTGGACCTCTTGCTCGCTGATTTCAGTTGCTGATATAGTCCTGCTTCCTTCTTGCTCGTCTGGGGTAATATCAATGGTTTGTTCACCGTAAGACCTTTTTATTTCTTCGATTGCTTTTACAACTTCATCTTTGCTCATACTATCTATTGATCCGTGCCTTATCTCAGACTTGTTCACATAAATATCTCCTTGAGCCATACCTCTACGATACTCCGCTTGAACGGCGGCTGAGTAGGCTCCGTTTTCTAAAGCTAAATCTCTAATCTGTTGTAAATCTCGAATATGTCTAGCGTAAGTTACTCCAAACTTTTCATCTAAAAGATCTCTTTCTCTTTTGATGGCGGATACTACATGAGGACTTAAATGTGGATTAGTAAGCTCATAAGCTCTAATGTGTGCAGAAGATTTAGAATACCCCGCCCGCATAGCGGCTTCCAACAAAGTTATCTGACCGTCGTTAGATACAAGCTCTTTTACAAAAAGCTCTTGTCGTCTAGTTAACTTTTGATCTTTATGTACTCTAACCCTACCTCTCTTTTCGTTTGGATTAGGTGGAGGCTTCTCTTTTACCCAAGATGGTTTAGGATTATTATTCAAAGTAAGTGATCTGGGGATCTTTTTATAATCAAGCTTTGAACTCTTATTTAAGTTTGCCATACTCTGCTCCAACTATAAGTCTTTTCTTATATGTACAATACTTTACTTATATATTCCAGAAAAATATTTTTTTTAAAAAAGTTGAAAATATTTGCATTAAGGCGATTTTGAGGGTTACATTTTTGAAATCAGAGGTGTAACCCTTTATGCAACCCTATTTCGTCCTTATATAT